GGTGCTATCCTTTTCAATCATGCTTCCAATCATTCTCTGGAGAATGAAATTCATGTCTGTTTTCATAGCCTCGAATGTGTCACTGTCAAAATCCAGTCTTTTGATGTACTCCTCATTCATCATAGTTATTTCGCCACCTTTCCAAACTCAATGTTATTTGCTCTCATGTAATCGCCTAAAGCCTTAATCTGCTCCAGCGTACCTTTGCACCAGAATGTAGCCTTGTATCTCTTGACCTCTGTCTCTGGTTCGGACTGCTTTTCAGGAACCTGTGCAGGTGCTTCCTGTTTCTCCTCCGTTGCAGCCTGTACCGCCTGTGCGAATGCCTGATGTTCAATGCTGGCGATTGCTCTACCCATTTCAGATACCGGCTGTGTCATCTGCTCCGGTTCTGATTCAGGCTGTGCCTTTGCTGCTGCTTTCTGCTCTGCGGCGATTCTCTCTGCCTCCGCTCTCTGGCGTTCCGCTTCCTCACGCCTTGCAGCTTCGGCTTCCTGCCGCTTACGCTCTGCCTCCTCTTTGGCTTTGCGGTCTGCCTCCAGACGCTCTTCAAGCTCTCTTAATCTTCTGTTCTCTGCCATAGCCTGTGACAAATCAAGGGTTCTTACATACACATCACGAACATTCAACTTGTGCTTGCTGTCTAAGCTGTCGATTGTTGCAATGTCCGTCTTGAACTTCTCGATTTTCTCAATGACCTCTGACATAGCCTTAGAGAGTGAGAATGTAGCGTTTAAGTATCTGGTATCAAATACCCTTTCAAACGGCAGGTCATTCACAAATTCTCCGATTGATTCATCATAAGCTGCCTGAATCTGTGATTTCTTCTCCGCTTTCTGCTTCTCCTCGTATTCTTTAATCTGGCTGTCAATCATGCCGATAGGTTTATCAATCAGTGCCGTAATCTCTTTGACCTCTTTCTCGAACTGCTCATAAGGTTCCATGCACTTTTTCTTGACTTCCTTTCGTCTGTCCTCGATAACCTTTTTGAACTTGTTGAGCGTTGCTCTGTCGTCCTTTGCCGCTTTCATGGTGTCCTCTGTATATACAACATCTGTATATGCAGACATCATCATCTGTACCTGCTTGCGGATTTCCTCGCTGTTCCATTCAATGTGCTGTAAGAATCCGCTCTCATTTGGGTTGATTAGCCGCAACTCCATTTTCTCTGATTCCATGTGTTTTCCTCCTGTTATGCTTATATATTTTCATGTCCGGCAGTCCTGATAGTCACATCAACTCTCGGATTGTCGGAGTAGAATTTTCTGACCTGCGTATCCACAATTGCGTTATCATCATGCCACGCTACACCGTTTAATGCGTCATATATGAGCTTTGCCACATTATCAAGGTCCGGCTTCACTGTCGGTCTGATTCTATGCTCCAGCATTTCCTTATGACGCTTCTTTGAGGTGGACTGTGGAATCGGATAATATGCTATGATACGAATATCAAGCGGTTCCTTTTCCTTGAATCTCCTGCCTCTGGCAACCTCTAAGAAGCAAGCCTCAACCTGCTTCTCGTGCTGTGTCGTTTCCTTTGGTGTATAGGTCTTTGTGTATGTACCCATTCTGGCGAATTTTGGTCGCTGTTTTCCAAACGGATTTCCGGGTACTGTAAATTTGATTGATTTCATATCGCCAGCCTCCGTTATCTCAAAGCCGCTCATACCGCCTCTCCATTCAGAAAGTCAATAATCTCGTCACTTCTCTTTTCAAGCTCCATGACCTGACTGCGTAAGTTCGCAACCTCTGTCTGGCATAACTCCCTGACTGATTCCGGGATTGCCTTAATTCTCTCCAAACGCTTTCTTTCCTTGTCCGTCATATCCTCTGGCTCTGTCAGAAGTTCCTCTGCTGTTCTGTATGGTGGGATAAATCCTCCGGCTGCCAAGCTGCCGTAATCGTGAATGTCGTACACTCCCTCGCCCCCGGTCATTGCCCCACCGTATTCATCATCTCCAATCCCCATATCATCATCACTGAATGGAAGCGGTAAAGATTCGTTCTCTGGCGGCATAGCTGCCGTTGCCTTTGCTGGGTCTGGCTTTGCCGCTGGCGGCTGTCTCTTTCTTCTTTTCTTCGGTGCAAACTCTGATTCAGGAACGCCGCCCTGAATCAATATCTGCTGGATTGTATCTTTATCGCAACCGTTTAGGTCTGCCAAAATCTGAACAACGCCTTTTTTATCATCTGAACGGTTGTATTTTCCTAAAATCTCTGTATCCGTCATCTGCATTTGCATTTCCTCCTAATCTTCAAAGATATAAAATTGTGAGCCTTGCATTGTATACCCGAAGCAAAGGTTTCCGTCGTCGCAAATCAAAGCAAGCTCCAACTGTGACAATTCGGTATTATTTTTGATGACGCTGTAAGTTGAGTGGTTATATCCCGGCGTTCTATCCAGAACAATGTCGTAATCGTCTGGATTCTCCACCTTATATCTTGAAATCTTGTACTTTTCGCAAAGTTCCTTGTAGATTTCACGATTGCAGTGAGCTTTTTCTGATTCGTTTTCCTTGAACGCCCAAGACGAATATATTTTCTTTTCTATTGCCACAACTATCCCTCCTTTGCTCCACTATCCTCCTCATACACATTCAGAAGATAGTCCAATGTCTTTCCAGTAGGTGTACGCTTTCGCTTGTCTGGTCCTACGGTGTAGCCGTTCTTAATCAGGATTGATGATACCGTCAGCCGGTCTTCCACTCCCTGAACGACAAGCTCTGCTACTTTCTTAAATCCCATGTGTTTTCCTCCTTGCTTGTCAGCCCTCTAAGAGCCTCTTTGTTTCGTTGAATCTCTCTTTTGCCTGATTGATACGCCATGATGTACCATTTACCATTACTGGGTGGCACATCTCAAAAATCCTGTCGTAGATTCTCTGGTATCTGATGTCCTGTGTCATCTGCATATCCTGTAAATTCAGGTTTGTTGTCAGAATCAGGGGCTTTCCTGTCCTGTACCGGCTGTCAATCACATTGTAGACTTTCTCCAGTGCGTAATCGGTGTTACGCTCCGTTCCTAAATCATCAATGATAAGCAGCCTTGCCGCACATAGCCGGTTCACAAACTCTGTCTCGTTTTCGGTATTGTCCTGAATGACCTGCAAGACCTTAACAAATGATGTCATTACTACCGGTGTTTTGCGGTTTAGAAGCTCGTTTGCTATGCAAGCCGCCGCATAGCTTTTTCCGGTTCCAACCGTTCCCCAGAACAGAAGCCCTCTGTTGCTCTTATAAAATGTTTCAAAGTTATCCACATAGTTCTTGACGATTGTGTATAACTTCTGGTTGTCCTCTTTTTGTGTGAATGTCTTTAGGGTTGCTGATTTCAGCTTTGCGTCCATGAGGCTTGCGACTTTCAATCTCTCAATGCGTCGCATTTCCTCCTCATAGTCTTTCTGCTTCTGGATACGCTCTCTTTCCTCTGATTCACACTTGCAGATACAGCGAACCGTTACATATTCCCCGGCAAGCTGTATCTTTTTTTCTTTGTTCGTATGGCACTTGCCGCAGACAAGAACGCCGTCTTTGTAATAGTCCTCTGCGTTTTTATCTGCCTTTGCCGCTGTTGCTGCTTTGATAACTGCCTTTGTGATGTTTGAATCCATGCTTACACCGCCTTTGCTTTATGATGACGGCAAGCCGTCGATACCGTTATACTGTGCCGGTGCTGGTGCTGTATCTCTTGCCTTTGGAAGATAATCAAGGAACGGTGTGCTATCGCTAAGAAATGTCTTTGCGTGCTTGATGTACTTAATCTCGGTATGCTCTGTCGCACATCTTCTGGCGTAGTTCTCTGCCGCCATGATAAGCTCCTGTTCTGTATAACCGTCATTCAATCTTGCCTTGTACTTCTTGTATGCCTCGCCTTTGCCCTCTTTTCGTGGGTACACGCTCCAGAACGCTTCAAAGTTTTCTGTATAATCAAGTTTGCCTCGCTTCGGCTTTTCAGGCTTTGGTACTTCTACCGGCTCCGGCTCTTGCTTGTCCTGTCTGCTTAATTCTCGCTGTCTGTTGCGGTACTCTCTCTGTCTGCGACTGTCGTATTCTCTCTTGTCTTGAAGCTGATACCACTGCTTTTGCCAGTCCTGCCAATCATGTATGTAATAAATTCCGTTTTCAAACTCCAGCCACTCTGTTTCAACCAGTGAATCCACCACATTGTCAGGCGATATATTTTCAGCTAAGCCATTGGCAAGGACACCAGCTATATCTGTCTTGTCCGCACACTTCAAGGAACCGTCCCTGTCAGCCTCGGTCATAGCCCATAGCCACAAGCGAACCAGAATACCTAATGCTTCATTCTGGGAACCTCCTATTTTCTTCGCCAGCAAGCGTAGCTTTGTTCCTATGACCTCCTTGTGAACACTTATCCATGCCATCAAATAACACCACCTTTCAATCAGGTGTTCACTCTTACACATCTTTCAGCAGGTCTAAGATACCGATAGGACCGGTAAGCACTTTTGTATTCCTGCAATAATCACAAAGACCGCACCTGTGCGGCTGTTCCTCTCCGTTCTTTACTCGGAGAACTCTCGGCATATTTGCCTCTACAATGCTTAATGCGTCACGCAGGAAGTTGTCTGCCACATGAATAACCTCAATATTCGTTTCATCTTCCTTTGTTGCCGCCGCAATGTAAAACGGTAACTTTTTGCCTGTATTCTGTCTCACAATTTCCTGATACACCGCACCCTGAATGTCGTAGCCCCAGTAGCGGATAAAATCTACCGGTCCTAAATCTCTTACCCATTCGTGCTTTGTGATTGAAGCCATTACTTTCAAATCCACAATGACGGTGTTCGGAATGTAACTATCCATTTTGATTTTCCACTTGCTTCCGAAAAGTTCTCCGGTCATAATGACCTGCTTTTCTCCGCTCATGCACTTCATAAAGAATGGGTCACGCTCAATTCTTTCAATGATTCTGTTTGCTTGCTTGTAATCAGCTTTCAGCGTTCCTTTCTGTGTAAACAGTTCCGGTGTACGCTTCTTGAAATCATCAAGCGTTCCCTCAAAGTAAGAATCCACATAACTTCCAACCATGAGAGCGGTTGTTTTCTTCATTTCCCATTCTCCACGAAGTTCAGCCATTGCCTCTGCTTCGCACGCCAGTTTTCCGTCCGTTCCTGCGAATGACTTGAACTGTGACACCGACATATATTCCGCATTGGCTTCTGGACTATAATAATTTTCAGCCGTCAACTCCATTTGCCACTACCTCCTATGCTTCCTCTAATCCCATTTCTTCAATG